AGAGCGCTGGCGGGAGTGGGACATCGACAACTTGGAGGACTTCGATGACTAGGTGCGCCATCTGCCAAGGCGAAGCCGATCAGGTAGATAACGACCTCGGGCCGGTGTGCTCGGAGTGCTTCACCCACTGCCAGTGGGCAACGCTCGAACTTCTTTGGCAAGCGGCGGCTGTGAGTCCGTCACGAGAATGATTTTGCCTCGCTAGGTCCCAATGGGACCGCAGGGGACAAGGGGGGCTGCGCATCCCAAAAAACGCAGACCAACAACAAACAAACCAGAGTGATATGAAACTAACAAAAAAAGGCGGCGGGGCCTTCAACCCGCATGAAGAGGGAACCTTTCGCGCTGTGTGCGTCGATGTGACCCCATTAGTCAAGCAGACCAGCAAATTCGGCGAGAGCGAAGTTTTTCGCCTTGTCTATGAGACCGACGCTCCGGCGCGGGAAGATGGCGGTCGCCAGTGCGTGTGGAGCCGGGGGTTCACCCCATCCCTCAACGAGAAAGCGAACTTCCGCAAATTCATCCGCCAATGGTTTGGGCGTGACCTGACCGCAGCGGAGGAGGCCGAGTTCGACACCGAGGCGCTCCTCGGGAAGCCCGCGCAGGTTGTCATTACTCACGACCACGCCGACAACGGAAACACCTACGCGAACATTATTGCCTGCACGCCATACAAAGGGAACGAACCGCTGAAGCCTTCGGGCAAATTCACCCGCAAAAAGGACAAGGAAGCCAAGGGCGAGGAAGCAAGCTATCGCGGAGCAGCAAGCCCCACGGAGCCGGTGCGCGAAGCCGAAGCGGTTGACTCAACGCAGGCCGGTGATGACTGGGCAGCCGTGAAGGTTCATGTCGGCAAATACAGCGGTAACGAAGTTCGTGACCTTGATGCCGACGCCATCGAAAAGCTCAACAAGAACTGGGTGCCGAATGCCGGAACGACTGCCGCCGATCAGCGGTTGGTGAAGGCGCTCAAGCGTGCTCAAGAGGAACTTTTGGCGGCGGCAGCTGCCGGGGAGGAATTCTAATCATGAGCGACACGCTCGAAATCGTTGTATCGGGAAGTCTTCCCAGCCCACAGATCGAGCTGTCGCCTGCGGCCTTCAACGCCAGAACATTGGCGTTGGAGGCGAGCGGGCGCATCAAGGCGATTGCCTCGGTGGCTGACCTCGACGCGGCGGCATCCGCTTTGACGAAGCTCAAAGCCCTGACCCGTTCGGTGGAGGATAGCCGCAAGGAAGTGAAGGCGCCCGTGCTCGAGGTCGGCCGGCGGATTGATGCGGTGGCGAAGGATTACCTGACATCCCTGGAGTCGGAGGCCAAACGCCTCTCGGTGATTGTTGGCTCTTACCAAGAAGCCCAACGCCGGAAGGCTGAGAAGGAACGCGAGGAAGCGGCCAAGGCACAGGCAGATGCCATCGCGGAGATGAACGCCAAGCAGGCAGAAGCCGTGGCGAATGGTGATGAGGAGGCAGCAGACGCAGCCCGAGCCGAGGCAGCGGATAAGATTGCCGCAAGCCAACTCGCTGCAATCAATTCCGAGGGGCCAAGGCCGGAGGGGATCACGAGCCGGACAAGCTGGAAATTTGAGGTGGTGGACATCGCCGCTCTCTATGCCGCTCGTCCGGAACTCTGCGTCATCACGCCAAACAACGCTGCCATCCGTGCCGTGGTGAAGATGGGTGCAAAAATACCCGGTCTTCGCGTCTGGCAAGAGGCAGCGGCCATCGTGCGGGTATCCGCTCCGGTGAAGGTGGAGGAATACGATTACTGATATGAGCGTTCAATTCATAGATTCCGGCGATGCCGCGTTTACAGAAATAGGCATGTCGCTGCGTGATTGGTTTGCTGGAATGGCTTTGCAAGCGCTTCAACGCGAAGTTTCTTTCTACAATCAAAAACAATGCGAAGAAGAAGTTGCTAAAGGAAAAACAACTTGGAGTGAAATAAGAAGCGCCACAGATGCTTTGTGTTTAGCAGATTCATGCGAAGAGGCTGCCTTTGCTGCTTATGAAATTGCAGATGCAATGATTAAGGCAAAAAGGGGGAAATTATGACCCTCGCCGAAATCCTCGCCAAGAAAGCGGCCAAAACCGCTGAGTCACAACCAGCAGCCAGCGGCCTCAAGATCACGCCAGAAAGCGAAAAGGCAGACCTCGCTGCCAGCATCAAGCAGGGACTCGACGCCTGCGCCCCAAAAGTCAAACCCCCGGCTCCACGCGAGCTGGGGGCGATGACCCTCGGGGAGCGCATTCCGATGGAGCACCCAAGAGAGGGAGCGCCGGACGCGGAGTGGCAGTGGTTCGACTCGATGCACTCCTTCGAAAGCGACCTGGGGATCGTGATCGATCCGAACGGGGACCAAGCATGGATCGCAGTGCAAGCCTTCCAAAGCAAGCCGCCGATCCTACTCCACCGCCTGCCACTCCTGAACCGGAAACGCAGCGAATCCGACCCGTTTTAAGCGATGATGACGAAAATCTTAAATCTATTGAAGCGCGGCGTATCGCGGGAGAACTCGGGGCAGCGCTCCGCATGGGATACCTTACCGGACCAGACGACCCCGAGGCGCGATTCCTCGCCAAGGCCATCCATCTCTTCCGAGGAAGAATTGCGGAATACTAACCACTGCGGATTTGATGGATCGGTCGATATATTCCTGAACAACACACTCAAAGAAAGGAAATGGCAAATCCGTTTTACTCGATCCGGAGAGAAATTCTTTTCATCGCTGCATAACGCGCGCGAGAACCAATTCCTTTGGAATACACAGCTTAGAAAACTGTTTTATCTGAACAAGCAGAGGGAGTTGTTTGAAATGGTTTTCCGTAAGGTTGATTTGGCGAATGGATTGACCACAGAGGACACAGAGAACACGGAGGGCGGGAAATGAGAGACGACACAGTAAACCAGTGTTTTATGACGGCAGCCGCTATCCTTTTGTCTATCGCAGTTTTTAGGGCGGTTTCGCAACGAGATGACTTAAAAGCACAAGCCGTGAAACGCGGATTTGCGGAATGGGTTGTCAATGAAAAAGGTGACACGACATGGAAATGGAAGGAGGTCGGGAAATGAGTGACACAAAAACTGAGTCTTTCGACACGGAATACACAGACAATCCGATTTGCCCGCATTGTGGCGATGAGGACAGGGATGCGTGGGAATGGGATTTAGGCCCCGGATTAGAAGGATCAGGGGAGGTTGAATGCGATACCTGCGGAAAAGAGTTCTCCGTATCCCGCATGGCGACGATTACCTACACGACTCGAAAGCTGAAGGCAAAGGAGGGCGCGAAATGACGGCGCTTCTTGAGGCTCCTGAGCAAACAATCCGGCTTTCGCCAGGACAAGCAGCGGCGGTCGATCTTATCCAATCCGGTGAAAATGTGTTCCTCTCCGGTATGGCAGGCACGGGCAAATCCACCGCGCTCCTGCAATACATCGGGCAGGCATTCCGTCGGGTGGATGTCTGCGCCACCACGGGGATCGCTGCGCTGAACCTCCAAGACCAATTTCGCAAGAATGCCGGCGTGGGGATCGCAGCGCATACGATTTACCGCTGGGCAGGGATGGCGCTGGGGCCTGCGCCGGGGCAGAGGTTCGAGGACTACTTGGCCTTCCTCCAAAAGAAGCCAATGCCGTTCTCGCGTCATTCCGCATTTGCTCGGGTGAAGGCAGCGGAATGCCTTGTCATCGATGAGATTTCCATGTTGCCGGGGCGGATTATCGACTACCTCGATTTCCACTGCCGCACGATTCGCAAGACGGACCGACCCTTCGGCGGCATCCAACTCGTGGCCGTGGGTGATTTCCTTCAACTCCCTCCGGTGGCCAAGGACGGGAAATACGACTGGGCTTTTGCCTCCGAGGCATGGCGCGGGGCGGGATTCCGAAATGCCTACCTCACGCAGATTCACCGCCAGAAGGAACCCCTCTTCACCGAGGCGCTGAACAACTTCCGCGAGGGGCGAATCTCCAAAGCGGTGGCAGATACGCTTTCAAGCAGGGTGAAGATGTTTGTCGACCGGCGCGTGGTGCGCCTGATGACTCACAACGCACAGGTGGACAAGTGGAATGCCTACCAGATCGGGGAGATCGAATCGCCCGAGGTGAGCTATGAAGCCGACTTCACCGGAGCAGAGCACGAGGCGGACTTCCTTGCCAAGAACTCGATCACCCCGACACACCTGACGATCAAGCGCGGGGCGCGCGTCATGGCGACATGCAACATGGAAGTGCCAGACGAGGAGGACAAAACCCAGAAGCACACGGTGGTCAATGGCCTCTGCGGGACCGTGCAGGACATGGAGCCGGAGTCGGTATGGGTGGCCTTTGACAATGGCGAGACGGTCAACATCCCCAAGCGGTCATCCCAATTTGACCCGCAGCGCGAGGATTCGGCGACCATGACACAAATCCCCCTTCGCCCTGCCTATGCGCTGACCATCCACAAATCACAGGGCCTCACGCTCAACAGCGCCCACATTGACATCCGGGCCGCTCGTGAGCCTGGGCAAGCGTATGTCGCGCTTTCCCGCCTGCGTTCGCTCAGTGGCCTCTACCTCAAGGACTGGATCAAGGGCGTCCATGTGAGCGAGGCGGCAATCAATTTTTACAAGAATCTGAAATGATAACCCAATTAGACCTGTTTGGCACCCTCCCAAACGAAAACAAGCACCGCTATTGGAGGCAGCGCCTCAGGCAATGGCCGCAAGAGGCTTTTGAAAGCCGACACCATACAGAAAGCAGTGGATGGGGAATGGCCATGCTCGGTGGCTGGTTTGCCGATCTCCTGCACCGCGATGGGGCCATGAATGAAATGGAATACATGCGCTGGACGAGATTCGAGCGCCGGTTGCAACGATGGGGCCAGAAGAAAAATCTTAAATGAATACACTCAAGACGAATATCTCAATTTTCTCCAACGCTTTTGCCGACGAACCAGACGAGGCGATCACGCTGGAGGCATTCTTCCAAGGCGTGAAGGATGGGCGGTGGCAGCGGCAGGTGGACATCCTGCGCGAACACCTCAAGCGCGGTGACGAGCCGCGCTACACAGCCAAGAAGCGCGACCTTCCGGCAGTTACTATTTCCTGCCATTGCCTTTCCCGTGAGCGCGACCTTTCACCCGAGGCGAAGGCGATCACGCACAGCGGATGGCTCCAGGCGGATTTCGACCTGAAGGATAACCCGATGCTTGCCGATGACTCGGTGGTGCGCGCCAAGCGGGCGGAACTCCTTGCCGATCCGTATGTCGGTGCGGTTTTCGTGGGACCATCCGGGCAAGGACTCAAGGCCGTGGTATCAATCGATACCGAGAAGCACAAGGATTCATGGTTCGCCGCTGAACTCCATTTCCGTGAGAAGCATCGGCTGAGTCTCGACAAGGCGACCAAAGACCCGATGCGCCTGTGCTTTGTCTCCTACGATCCCGAAATGGAGACAGCGGACATTTACCAGCCCATCCCTGTGCCGGACAAGATGCCAGAGCCTGAAGTGTGGCGTCCACCGGTGGAGACGACAGCGGCGGACATTGCCGAGATGCTGCGCTACATCCCACCGCGCCCGGATTACGATACATGGCTCAAAATTGCCTCCGCAGTGTGGAGCGTCCTGCCAATGGCGGATGGTGCGAGGCTTTTGCATCAGTGGTCGCCGGAGGAGAAGGATGGCGAATACGCCTCCAAGCACAAGGCACGCCTCAAGCAGGTGGGCATCGGCACGCTGGCACATATCGCCAGTGAACATGGATTCGACGCCCGTGAGGCATGGCGGCGGAAACGCTGGGCGGGGCGGATTCGTTTTGCCGATTCAACCCGTGGACCAGGCGAGGGAGAAGACCCGCTGGCCGGTGGGGAGGTGGCAGCGATCCCGACCGAGATTTCCCGCGAACGCATTATGGTGGCCTACGCGCAGGCCCACAAGGGAGACGCCCGCCTATGGGCAGAACTCCGAAAGGGCCTGCGCGTTTGGAATATACACGCCAAGACATGGATGACCTACGAGGACGGGCTATGGCGCCGGGACAACGGGAACACGACGCTCCTCGATATTTCCGACACGCTCACAGAGGTTTATCAGCGGGTGGCGGACTCGGTGCGGGCTGAAATGAAGGCGCATCCGGCGGAGGATGACAAGAAGGACCCGCGCATCAAGGAGATCAAGGGCCTCGAGGACCGCTGCCATCGGCTCTGCCATGCGGAATATCTGGCATCGGTCGAACGCATCGCCAAATCGGAAATGAACCTCCCGGCGACGGCCTTCGATGCCAACCCCGAAATTCTCGTGGTGCTCAATGGCACGCTGGATTTTGCCGAGGGCATTTTCCGCGAACACCGCGCCTCGGACTATGCGACGACCCGCTCACCGATCAATTTTGACACAGCGGCGGAGTGTCCGAAATGGGATGCGTTCCTGAACCGATTCATGCCTGATGTCGAGACGCGCGTCTATCTGGCCCGCGCCTTCGGGTATTCGCTCACCGGGCGCGTTCACCATGACGCCCTCTTTTTTGCTTACGGGAAGGGCGCCAACGGAAAATCCACCCTCTTCGGTGTGCTCAAAATACTCCTTGGAGACCTCATGACCACGGTCCCGATTGCCGCCCTCCTCGCTGCCAAGTCGGACAATAACTTCGACTACTACAAAGCGAGTATGGAAGGAAAGCGCGTCGTTCTCACCGACGAAATCCCCGAGGGGCGGAAATTGGCCGATAGCCAGGTGAAGGCGATCACCGGAGGCGATGCCATCAATGCCCGCCGGCCATTTGAACAACCCTACGCTTTTTTTCCCACTCACAAGCTCTGGCTCATGGGAAACCACAAGCCGGATGTCCAAGGCACAGACGAGGGAATATGGCGGCGCGTCCACATGATCCCGTTCACCGTCACGATCCCAGAGAACGAACGGCGCGAACGCCACGAAATCCTTGCGGAATTTGAAGCAGAAGCGGCCGGCATTCTCAACTGGGCGATCCGTGGACTCCTCGAAAGCCGAGACATCGGCCTCAAGCCACCGCCCCAAGTCGTAGAGGCGACAAGGAACTACCGCGAGGAAAGCGACCAGTTCGGCTCGTTCCTCATCGAATGCACCGAGAAGGACATCACCGGGCGCTGCGGTATTGGATCACTGGCGAAAACCTACGCGATCTGGTGCGACCAAAACAACGAACAGCCACGCTACCGAGGAACCCGCCAACTCCGAAAAGTGATGTCCGAGCGAGGCTACCACATCGAGCCGGACAGGAACGACCACCCGACCATTCATGGGATAAAACTTAAACTGGAGGAAAGAAAAGATGCGTTCGGACTATCCGCTTGAATCGAAAGGATGCCTCCGAATCCCCGCGAATCCCGCGCGGGGAATGCGGGGTTTTATGACCATCCTTTTTCTTGAAGTGCCCAAAAAAGGCTTTTTGAGGGCTATATCTGCGGGAAATGCGGGATTGGCGGGATGTTTCATATTAAATGTTAGGAATCTATTTTTGTCTTCTGTGTTTTCCACGGAGCTAGGTTGCACCCCCCCTCTTTTCCCGCAAATCCCGCACCCCCGTTTTTTCCCGTTTTCCTATGCCAACCTTCACCCAACACGACCTTGAACGCCTCGGATACACCCTGCAACCAGACGGCTCCTATGCTCGAGAAATCACCCATTCATCTCACCCTGCCCGGATACCTGACCCCAAGCCTCAACCGGCTATTCGGCAAACACTGGACTGCCAGCCACCGCGAAAAGCAACTCGCACGGGCCGCGTTACTCTCCGCATTACGCGCCACGCCTGCCGCCTCCTCGATGCCGATAATTTCGCAGGCGGTTGCAAACCTCTCATCGACCAAATCCGATACGCAGCCCTCATCCCGGACGACGACCCGGCAAGCGTCGAACTCCAATTCCGCCAGGAGAAAGTCGCCAAGAAAACCCTCGAAATGACAACCATCGAAATCACGCAATGAGTGAAAACCTACGAACCGGAAACCGTGTGGGACATGTGCCTAAGCAAAAAAGCCTACCCAAGCGAGCGCACGGCGGCGCTGAAACTTGCCCAAGTGCGAACCGCCCGGCGCAACCGCAAGAAGAGCCTTCGACGATACGCCTGCCCGATTTGTCACAAATTCCACCTCACCAGCAAATGAAGCCTCGCAAGAAAGCCAAATTTGGGAACCACGGCAAAATCATTCAAGAGGTGTCCGGCTATCGGGAGTTCCGCGAGGCTTACCTCTTCGTGCTGATGGAGGAGGTCCGCCTGGCCTGCGACCGCTTCTGGCAATCAACCCCCGAGCGTCGGGCAATCGACGCGCGGCGCAAATCCTCCGGATTTAACTACTTCTCCGAAAAATGAACCCATACGCACACCCGACATTCCCAACAGAGGCGGCACGCCTCCATCAGCACCACCAGTCCGATCCGCATTACTGGCCGGATGTCGCCAGTGAGATCGACACCCCAGAAGAAATCCTCGCCGATGAGCTTGGCACGACGCCGAGGATCGTGCGCGCCATGTTGGCGTGGCTCCGTGAGCACCAGAGCGCCGGAAAAACCCAAGAGCAGGCAGACACGCTGGCTCGGGCGTTTGCCATTGCCATCCCGAAAAAGCGGGAGGGCAGGAAGGACAAGATTGACCTGACTCTCGTGGGCCTGCGGTTCCTCGCCCTGTATTGGCTACTCAACTCATCGGGCGAGAGCGTGACCGAGCTGGCCGAGCGAGCCAAAGTCTCGAAACAGCTCCTCGATTGGCACGCCAACAAACTTGGGCGCGCACTCAATTTCCACGGTTACCAGCAGAAAGCCCAATCCACACGAGCGACTTACTCCGAAGGCACCCGCCAGAGGTGGGCAGAACTCACCCCAGAAGAACGGCGCCAACGCCGGGCAGGGAAGGGCAAGACCCCAGAACCCAAGCCGATCACCAACAAGCAGGACGCCCTGCGGGCGGCAATGCTTAAACTTCAACAAAAAAACAAACAACAAAAACATGCAATCGCTTAACATCATCCTCGCCAACGAGGCATTCACTAAACTTGACCAACTCGAACTCTGGGAAATTCCCCAAGACACAACTAAGGAACAATGGCAGGAGGGCCATCGCCAACTTCTCCTCCTCGGCCAAGTCGTCAAGCAACTCTTGCCAAAGTCGGAACGATTCGGACAGAAGCATTTTGGCGACGATGCGGTCATCGAGGTCGAGGCGCAGTTCATGCTGGACTTTGGCTTACCGATCCCTGAGCCGTCGAACACCCACCGCTTAGAGGGAGACGAGGCCGTCATCGATATGCTTGAGCGTGGCTTTCAACGCTGGGTGCAACGATCCGGTTCGATGGAGCTATGGGACAAAGCCCGGCTCGAGCGCGCCCTCCGCATGATCGAACCGCTGGCCGAACAAGCCGCACGGATTCGCCAACTCCTCGCGTGAGCGATACACCCGAAACAGATGCGGCATTCCACAAAGGGATGAACTGCAAAGAAGTCTTTGAGTTTTGCCGAAAGCTGGAATGCGAGCGCGACAGGGCGCGGAAACTCGCCGATGAATTCCACCGAGATCAAGTGCGCCTACTCATGGAGAACAGGCGCACGAAACAAAGTTCCCATGGCCATCAAGACCAAAGCGCAAATCATTGAAGAAGAAACGAAAACAAAACAGAAACACAAAATGGATCGAACGCATCGAGGCCAAGCTCGCCGACTCCGAATGAGGGGGGCGGCATGGGAACCCTACCGAAATGGTTCAACCATCGCAGTTTGCCAGTCGCTCGTCATTCTTTTGAGCGTTGCATAGTTTGACATCGTTGCACAAGCCGTGGGCATCACGGAATTAAGCAACGCGTTAAACATCGACAAGTCGGTCGTCTCCCGTCTCGTCAAGAAAGGCATGCCCACGACCAGCGTGGACGCAGCCCAAGCGTGGCGTGAATCGAACGCCCCGCCGCGCGCCAAGCGTGGGCAACGCGGCACACCCCCACCTCCGCCGAAACTCTCAAAGGTCGCCGAACCTCCGAGAGTGTCAGAGCCTGCCGAGCCTCTGCCAGTTCCTCCACCGCCGCCGGTTCACGACAGCGCACCCGAGCCGGACGACGAAGACAACACGCCGCGCCAATCCCTCCGCCGCGCCCGCCTTGCCGAGAAGGTCGGCTACAACGAACTCGTCATCTGCAAGCGCAACGGCGGATCGGTCGAAGACATCCGCAAGGCAAACCAAATCTACATCGCCAGCCGGAACAACCGCATCAAGGCCGAGAAGGATTTCAAGGACTGGCAACGCCAGGAAGCCATCACCCTCTTTTACGACGAAGCGCGCGACATCACGAGCCGCCCGCACATCACCGCAAAGCAGCTCCTCGAAGTCATGCCCAAGACCCTCGCCGCCCGGCTGCACGGCCAACCGCAGAAAACCATCGAAGCCACCCTTGCCGAGTGGGCCGACAACCTCACGACCATCATCCGAAAAGCAATATGACCATCGAACACCTCAAAACCTCCGACCTCATCCCCTACGCGCGCAACGCGAAAAAGCACGACGCCAGCCAAGTCGCCAAGCTCGCCGGGAGCATCCGCGAGTTCGGCTTTAACAACCCCGTCCTCATCGACAAGGACAACGGCATCATCGCCGGTCACGGTCGCGTCCTCGCCGCTCAATCCCTCGCACTCGAGACCGTCCCCTGCATCCGCCTCGGCCACCTCACCGACACGCAGCGCCGAGCCTACATCCTCGCCGACAACCGCCTCGCCGAGATTGGCGGCGGGTGGGATGAGGAAATGCTCAAGCTCGAGCTGGCGGATCTCGCCTCCTTGGATGTCGATGTCGCCGAGATTGGATTCGGCGCTGAAGACCTCGCCGAGCTGGAGATGGAAGAAGAGGCGGAAAAATCAGACGCCGACGCCGAGCCACAGATCGACAAGGCCGAAGACCTCCGCGCCAAGTGGGGCGTCGAGCCAG